TATTGATGGTCAGAATAGATTGCATGATAGGATTGATGACTTGGAAGACAAAGTCTCTGGCAAAGTTGGAAGGCAAGAGCTCTTTGGTTGGGTAACTGCTGGAGTAGTTTCATTGACAGGTCTTATGGCATTTTTCGGTTAAAAATTACAAAAAAAATAAAAAAAAATAAAAAAAATATATAGACCCTATATTCATTGGGTTTTTTTTATGTAATTCTTTATAATTAGTAATCATTGATTTGCAATTAAAGATGATATAAGCCATAATTAAGTATTGGCTTTTTGATAAATAAAGATTTTAGGTCTAAGACCAAACAGGAATTGCAGACTGTGGGAATAAGCAGATTGAAACTTCCCAACCGAAGAAAGCAACGAGAATGGATACCGACCAAAAAATCCAAATCAAGATTTTTGCAAACTGCTCATCTACTTGGTGGGCAGATTGGAACAATCGTTCCAACTAAAATACAAAAGGAAAACAAAATGTTTAAAGAATGTTATGAATGTAATTCAGATGGATATGTAAGAGAGAAGGGAGTTTATTTTTTGATAGACTTCCCGCTACTCAAACAATCCTACTGTAAAGATTGTCATGAAAAACTTGGAGATGATTTTATTGTCGATAGAGTTTTTTATAGGTAACTATCTAACTACCCATCAACTTGGTGGGTAGATAGATACTTATAAAGTATCACTAACAAAAAACAAAAGGAGAAAACAAAATGAAAACTAAAGATATAAACAAAATCACAGAACTAATAAGTGAAAGACTAGATGACCAATATGATATCAAATCAAATTGGGAAGAAGTAGAAACTAGAAATGGCGAACCAATGTGGGTACACAGAGATTCATGTTTCGAGATTTCAGTTTTCTACTGGACTAAGAGAGAGACTAACAGAGGAACTTGGGTCAAAGTTCCAGTTGCTCAAAGAAGTGCAACTGTTCTAATGGAATTCACAGATAACTATAAAAATAGAATTCGTAGAACTGTCAGTGTTGATTTCTATGATGGAGTTAAAATTCCAGAAGAGAATATTGACCAAGTTAAAATCTCTACTTATACAGACACACAAGTTGATGGTCATCTTGTTGCATCTTATAGTAAAGACTTTCAAGTAGATGACAGAAGTGCTTCTCTTGATAACTTTAAATACAATGGTGGTCATGGTTACATGAAGCTCATCTGGGAAATCTTTGATGGGAAAGGATAACATGGATACACAAGAACAAATAGAAAAAAATCAAAAGATAGTCTTTGATTATCTTGCAACCAACATTTTTGTTCTGACTAAGAATCGTGAGATTTTTGGAGATGATGAAATTGATTGGTATAAATTAAGTGAGTATCTCGGCATGGAGATGATTGAAAAATGCGGAGACTTCCTTAAGTGATTAACTAGAGCCCATTCATTGAGTGGGCTTTATGGTAATCATAAGATTACTTACAAAAAATAAAGGAGAACTATGAAAAAGTTCAATCAATTTGCTCTAGATGCAATGGAGAAGTTAGATAAGAGAGACACTTATCTAAAGAGCTTGGGCTATGAATATGCTAGAAGAATATTTGTAATATCCTTCAAAGTAATAAATGGTTATAGCCCTTACGATTACAAAAGAATGGGAGATGAATAATGAATTGCTTGCATGAAGAAAAAATAATGGTTATTAATTCTAATGGTATTGAAGTTGATGACTATTTCTTTTGTGGAATGTGTAATAGGAATGTTGATTATGAAGTTTAAATTTCATGAGACATTTACTGTTGACTTTGTTGTAGAAGCTGAGACTTATGAAAAAGCTCATGCAACTTACAGCAAAATGTTTGATAAGAATATCCAACTAGGTTATGCAAACTGGAAGGATATCCAAGAGCAGAACATTACTTCTGGTAAGTTCTATGTCTGGTATAGAGAAGATACCGATACACCAGAGCTTATGAAGAAGCAGTTCTTTGGAGAAGAAGAAGAATGAATCGTGCTCAACGAAGAAAACTTAAAAGTAAGAAGGGTGCTCAATATCGTGGTAGAAGCCGACCAACTGACAATGGTCGTATGAATGGCGGTATGAAGGGCAAACCAACTTACAAGTAATTAGCTAGAGCTCATCACGATACCCTTTTGTGTTAGTACTAAACTAAATACAAGTGGTGGGCTCTATGGTAATTATGTCAGACATGATTACTAGATTGGAGTATATTATGAATACAGAAAACCCAACATCAGAAGAAAATCAATTACAAGAGTTACCAGACTTTTATCATGTTGATTTGAAACTCACTGGCAAAAGACAATATGTCAAGTGCGGTGCTTGTTGGAGATTGTTATTCCCTAATCAAAAAGTGCTGAAGCATAAAGATAGAAAATATACATTCTATTGTTTAGGTTCTAAGCATATTGAATCTTCAGAAGATTACTTAAAGTATCTTGTTGAAGTTCAGTCAGTAGAGCTGGGTACTGATTACTTAACTGGGCAACTTAAATCTATGGTAATTGACTGGAGTAGGCATAGACACCGCAACAAAGTAGAAATACTTTCGGTTACACAACTACCTATTGATGATACCAAGAGACAAGAAGTCAAAGAGTATCAAAAGAACAAAGCTCTGCTTGCTTTGGAAAAACAATTAGCAGAAGAGCAAGATGCACATAAAGATAGAGTGCAGAAAATAATTGCTCAAATGACTGAGATAGAATCCAGTTAATGAGCTAGAGCTCTTGGTTGTCTAAATAAATATTTACACTTGTTACCAAGAGCTTTGTGGTCATTATCTAAACTAAAAAGGAAGGAGTGATATGACTAACTTACTAAATTGGTTCTATTCACTAGAACTATATCAAGCTATTGCAGTGAGCTTAATGTTCGGAGTTTCTGTAACAGTATTGATTGGGTTAATAGCTCAAGAGATTACTGAAGCTAGATTGCAAAATGAGAACAGAAAATTATTTGAAGATGAAGATGGTATTCCAAATTTTATCAGAGCAACTGATAAACAAATCGGATTACATAATCAATAATCTTTGATATAATAGATGGCTATGTTGTAGATACTTTGTAGCACTCAGTTTTATTTGGGAAGTAATATTCCCCAACCTTTGTTCTGAGTGTTACGAGGTATCTATATTGGTGCATAGCCAGTAGCAGTTGGAAGTCTTTATTCATACCAATACATGCCCAGTATTATGGTCTGACTGCTACTGGTTAGGCATCATGCTTAACAACAAAAAATATAAAAAGGAGAAATATGAACGACATGACATTGATGTCAGTCAAAGAAGTGGGTCAGCTTTTAGGTTTAGACCGAGCGACCATTGCTTCATGGAATCATGCAGATAGATTACCAAAACCCGAATGGGTGGTATCTGGTGGCACGACTCCAGTATGGACTGAACAGACAATAAAAGATTGGGCGAGCTCTGATGAGTTTGTGCAATCTAAGATAGACACACGAGCGAAGAGTAGGTTGCAGAAGTGATTACTGTAACCCACTTTCGCGGACAACCGATTCCACACTTTGTTAAATCAAAGCACGCGTTGGTTGAATATGTACTAAGGAAGTACAGAGATGGAGAACCAATATCCAATGGAGAGTTTATTTATGATTTAAACTACTCCAGATTTGGTACTTCAATACACAATCTAAGAAGAGATGGATTCGTTATCGAAACCTTACCTTCAAAGAAGCAGGGCTTGGTGTTTTACTATCTTGTAAAAGCTCCAGATGATACTGAAGAGAGAAATCAGTTGAGATTGGTAGCAACATGAAGAGAGCACGAATAAGCCACTGGAGAATCTGGGTTATGCTTACCAACGAAGAGAAGGTAAAGCTGTATCCAAAACTTAAAGACAATGAAAAAAGAAGAATCTGGACTGATGAATATATGAAGGTTATTAAACTGAATATGTATCCAAACAAATACAAAGATAAGTATGATGCCAGATTTGCAGAACTAAATACAAAAGGAGAACGAAATGAGTAATAGTAAAGATAAAGCAATAATTGCACAAGTTGCATTTAAAGGAGCAATCGACTTAGCAGTTGCAGGCAAGATAGAACTTAACAAAGTTCTTGATGCAACAGATGCTTATGCTGAGCACATGTGGGATAAATATGGATTCGAGAACAAATTTGAATCTTCTTATTCTGCAAAACCACAATCAAGTGGCGGTGGAGAACCATCAGACAAACAACTTAACTTCATTAATAAGTTATTGAAGGAAGTTCCAAAGTCTGTTGCTGACCCAGCAAGAAGTAAAGTCGATAGTGGTTTGACTGGATTGGGAGCTTCTCAATTAATTAAATCTCTCTTAGAAGAGAAGGAGAAGAATGAACCAGTTGCAAAAGACCCTATCAATGACTTAGATGCTCCATTCTAAATGGATTACATTAAGTCTGATATATATTTCAGCATAGTTCCAGAATGGGTAATTGATGCCCCAATATCAGCTCAAGCTGTTAGGGTCTATGCTGTTTTATGCAGATATGCAGATAAAGATGATGGAACTTGTTTTCCTAGCATTAGAACGCTATCGGAACGCATACATGTCTCTGAGAGCACGATTAAGCGTGCTTTAAAGGAACTAAAAGCCATTGGTGCAATCAAGTCGCAGAAGCGGTTTGACAAAGCCACTGGGGAGCAAACTTCAAACTTATATACAGTAATGAGAAGTAAAGAGCTCATATATGACCTACCCAATGTCATAGATGACACTAGCCCTAGTTCATCAGAGACCCACAAACTAGAGTCAATTAACCAGAGTCATTCTTTGGAAAATAATTTCGAAGATAGAAAAAAATTATGGAATGCTCTAGTAGATGCAATAGGTTATCAACCATCAACTCAAGTTGAGAGAGCTGGTTGGAATAAATGCATCAAACAATTAAGAGAAGCTGGTGCTAAAGCTGATGATATTCCTAACAGGGTATCACAATATAAAACGCTGTTTAAGGGCATGACCCTTACACCTTATGCATTAGTAAAGCATTGGACTCTATTAGGGGAATCAGTAGAGAAGATTCCAAAGCCACGAGATTGTGAAGTAGAAGGGCATGCTATGATTCAACTAGACAATGAATTTGAAGTATGTCAATTTTGTAGAATTACTTCAGATGATTTGTTGGTTTAGATATCTAAATTAAATTATGGAGATATCGAGTTAAGATTAGAGTCGGAAGAGAGCTCCGAACTGGTTGATTACTCCTTTCAGTCTGGCGACAGATTATTGGTTACCATGTTGAACACTTAACTCAATCTCCTATTAATATTTCAAACAAGATAATTAGTAATTTTTGTTGATAGAATTAAATCGAACAAATGTTCTATGGCAAAAGAATCAAAAAAACTTACGCAGAATAAGCAAGAAGTCGCACATAATCTTGACTTAGGAAATAATTACTACCCTTCTGGGTGGAAACCGAAGCTGGAATTTGACCATAACACTAATGTTGGAGAGCTTACTCATGTGCAACCTAAATCAGATAACTTTAAATTTAATGAACTTTTAGATTCTTGGGGATATAACTCAGATGAATTCTACATTGAAGAAGACCGAATCAAATTCTCAACTTGGGAAGCACAAGCTAAGGGCGGTCAAGTTATTCAGATGTATGCTTTTAAAGCTACTATACGAAGAAAAAAACCAAAACATAATGAGTATGTTAGGAAACTAGAACGACAGATTTCAAAGAAGAAGCCAGTTAAAGTCTCTGAACTAGCTGGAGATAATGCTTTTATGTTCTTTTGTGCTGACTGGCAGTTTGGAAAATCAGAATACAATGCTAACTGGGGAGCTGATGAGACTATTGATTACATTAGGAATGGTATAAAAAAAGCACAGAAGCAGATTAAAGATTTAAATAAGTCTGGTCAGATAATAGATGAGATTTATATTATAGGATTAGGGGATTTAATCGAATGCATTTATGGCTTCTTCGACCATCAACCCTTTAATATCGAGCTCACTAGAACTGAGCAAGAACATCTTGCAAGAAAAATGTTGATGGAAGTTCTTGATGGGTTACTTAAATTAGCCCCAAAAATTTTTTTGGGAGCGGTAGTCGGAAATCATGGCGAGCAAAGAAGTGGTAAAAATAGTATTACAACAACAAGATTAGATAATTCAGATACTCAAATATTTCAAATAGTTGGAGAAATTATAGAAGGAAGAGAGAGATATAAGCATGTCAAGACTGTAATTCCTAATGATTTCTATTTAACTTTAGATATAAAGGGAACTAGATTAACTTTTTATCATGGACACATGACTGGTGGCGGTGGAAATATAGAGAATAAATTAATGAACTGGTGGAAGAATCAAGGGCATGCTCGGATTCCATCTGGTAGCTCAGACATTCTTGTAACTGGTCATTATCATCATTTAAGAGTTTTACATGAACGAAGCAGAACTTGGTTTCAAGCTCCATCTCTGGATACTTCCAAAGAACTAGAAGCAAGAATGGGTCTTACTACTTCGCATGGAATCCTTACTTTTACAGTTTCAGAAAATGGTTGGGATAATCTTAAAATTTTGTAAATATTAATGATTATTGATTTATAATAAAAACATGAGAAAAGTAGCTATCGAGAATGATGGTACAAAAGCAAAGATATTGATTATTGGTAAAGATGGAGATGCTTCATATAGAGAACTACCTAAGGGTATAATTACCTTAGAAAAACTCAAGGAATATGAAAATTCTACTTTATCCAATATTTAGTTGTTTAACATTAGTTAGTCAACCAGTAACGCCAGAAATCATTCAAGATTATAAGGAATGCAGGAAGACTGAGTTCCAAGTGGAAGCAGTCTCAGCTTGGCAACCCTTAATAGATAAATACTTTAAACAAGAAGACTACATTGAAGTAAGCAGAATTATATTTTGTGAGTCATCTGGAAGGGCTAGAGCAGTTGGAACTAATACCAATGGCACAAGAGATATTGGTCTCATGCAACTTAATGATTCTACTTATGATTGGATTTCAAATAAATTAGGTTGGTTTGGGGATAGAAAAAACCCAGAATTTAATTTAAAGATGAGTTCTTGGCTTTATTATAAGTCTGGAAACCATCACTGGAATTCATCTGGTAAATGTTGGAAGGAGAGAAATTGAAGAAAATTAGAGTAATGGGTAAATGGCATAAAGACTTTATGGTCAAAGATATACCATCTGCTGTTAAAGCTGGACAAGATTTAGCTGATTTATACTCACAAGCAAACTTGCAAATTGATGGCGTTATGTTCTTAGTTGATGAATATGATGATGAAGATACAGAGTTTGAAGAAGTTAAAGAAGAAGAATAATGGAATATAAATATATTAATGAAGCGGAAAAAGCTCAGATTATAGAGAATAATATTAAGCAACTAGAAGCAAATCACTTCGCTTTGACATTAACTGAACCATCTAAGTTTCAACAACAAGATGCTCATTTGCAATGGAATCAACAGATACAAGCATTAGAGAACTCAATTAAACTCATGAGAACAAAGCAGATGGCTCTTGGGTTGTATGTAGAAGAGGAATAATGGATACTTTTATTGTTGTAATGTTCTTTATAGTTATAAATGCAGTAGCTTGGTCAATGATAAAAAAGGATAAGATTTGATTTTTGATGAAGTATTACTTGATGACATTGAAGAAGAGCTAGATATGGCAGAAAATTATACTCCCCTACCCTATTTTTTGACCATAAAAGAATCAGATATTGAAGGTTTAGGGCTGTTTGCTAAAGAAAATATCGATAGGGGAGTGGATTTAGGAGTTTCCCATATACATCATCATAAATTTTTAAACAGTTATATTAGAACTCCACTCGGTGGATTTGTGAATCATAGTGAAAAACCTAACTGCAAACTAGCGGATTATAAGACCGAGATGCATTTATATACAACAGAACTAATTAAAGCTGGGGAAGAACTAACTTTAAAGTATAAACTTTATGACCCAGTGGAGATAATTGATGAGCGATAGAAATATTTTCGGGATAAAAAAGAAAAACAAATTCTTAGATGAAGAGATAATAGATAGATTGTTATATGCAGTTAGTGAAGGTTCATATATAGAAGATGCTTGTGCTTTTGCTGGTATTACTTCAAGAACATATAGAACTTGGCGAGAGAGAGCAGAGAATGGAGAAGAATACTTTGTTGATTTGTTTGAGAAGATACAAGAGAGAGAATCCAAGTTTAAAGTAGAGACTCTTCGCAAGATAAAAGAAATAGGAGAAGAAGACAGAAATCCTAGAGCTTTACAGTGGATACTAGAGAGAAAATACCCATCACAGTTTGGAGAGACAAGCAAGTTACAGATACAAAGAGAAGACATAGAAATAGTCGAGATGGAGTTTTCAGATGGCGAATTATATGAAGATTTCCAAACTAAGGAGCTCACTGATGAACCAAATACTTCCGATACCTCCGATAATGAGCAGGAAAAAATAAAAGATGATACACTTGAGAATCATGAATGAAGAAGAAGTTAATCAAGCGTTTGTAGATATTATCATTGATAATTTTGCAGATTATAAAGTAGATGAAGATTTGTTTGCTGATACTGTTGAATACATTATTCCAATGCCAGCTCCAAACTTCTATTTCATATCTCAAATACAACCAGAACAAGTAGAAGAGATATTCAACGACTTATTAAGATGGCTTCGTGATGGATACGATTTCTAAAGTCTATAAGACTAAATACAAACTACCTAAGCTACACCCAGCTCAGCTTGAAGTAGCTAAATCAAAAGCAAGATTTAGAATCTTAGTTGCTGGTCGTAGATTTGGTAAGACAAGATTAGGTACATTACTTTGCTTAGCTAAAGCTATGGAAGGCAAGAATGCTTGGTGGGTTGCTCCAACTTATGCAATGGCATTAGAAGGTTGGAAGACTGTAAGAGACTTAGCTGGAAAGTATGGTATGGAAGTAAAGGAATCAGAAAAAACTGTATATACAAAAGCTGGTGGATTTGTAACAGTAAGAACAGCTGATAATCCAGATAGACTTCGTGGAGCTGGTTTAGATTTTATTGTATTAGATGAGTGTGCATTCATTAAGGAGCAGACTTGGAAGGAAGTTCTTAGACCAACTCTTACTGAGCGTAAAGGCGGTTGCTTATTTATTTCAACACCAAAAGGAATACAGAACTGGTTCAAAAGACTTTATGATGAAGCAGAGAACAATCCAGATTGGGAAAGATGGCAGTTCTCAAGCTATGACAATCCAATGATTGATAGAGAAGAACTTGCAATAGCAAAGAGAGAGATTGGTTCATTCTTATTTAGTCAAGAGTATGAAGCTCAGTTTGTTGAACAGTCTGGTGGCTTAATTAAATCAGAATGGTTCAAGTATTACACTAAAGAGACTCTTACTGAGTTCAATGAAGAAGGCAACTATCAAGATTATGTTTATATGCAAACACTAGATGGAGCTGTTCGC